TCGCTCGATCGCCGGGAGTGCGGATCTGGGCCTGATTGGTGGGGGTGGGTGGCGAAAGTTTCGGGGGCCGGTGCGCGCTGGCGGGGCGATCGGCCAGGCGGGCGGAAATGGCGGATTTCTGCGGTTTTTCGATGGCGCGCGGGGGCATGTCGGAATGGGCATGTTGGAACGCGAGCGGAAAAGCGTTGCCTTTCAGGTGCTTGGCGATGGCCGTCGCAAGCCTGCGGGGCTGGCGGACGATGGCCCCCGGGGGGGTGCCGGCGGCGGTGCGGCCTGGGCACCCCCCACCCCCCCCAGCCGGCCGCGTCCCTTCCCCCTCACGCTGACGCTGACATTTTTCCGGGTTTCGATCGACCTGCCTATTCGCGGCATCAGGGGCCAGCGGCTGGATCGGGACGGTCGCCTAGCTGGATCGCCCGAAACGGGGTCGGGGGAACGCGGTTTCCCGCCCGCCCGGTCAACCCAGGCGGGCGACGCGGTTCAGGGTGACGCTGCAGCGCGGGTCGGGGATGGGGGCGTTCCTGTATCGGCGGCGACGCGCCGCGATCCCCAAGGGCTATGGGCGGGGGTGCGGCATGTCAACGGGTGATGCGAAGATCGCCGCGGACGTCGTCACGGACGCCAAGCGCCTGCTGGATGCGGAGCGTGCCGAACAGGAACAGCTGGAATTGCTGGCGCCGGTCAGCGCGGAGGAAATGGTCGAGGCGCGCCAGGAGCTGGGCGCGGGCGCCGGGCGGATGGCGGTGCTGCGTCATGCGCGGGAGAAGCGCGGGCGCGGGCGTCCCCCCGGATCGCGCAACAAGCGCACCGACGATTTCGCGCGCTACCTGCTGGGGTTCGGCCAGCATCCGGCGATCACGATGATGCAGATCCAGTCGACCCAGCCGGAGATGCTGATCGAGGCGTCGAAGCAGGAGAAGGTCCACAGCTTCAACAAGCATGGCGAGGCCAATGTGGTCGTCGAGCGGATGACCTATGCCGAGGCGCAGTCGCTGCGCATCCGCTGCGCGGAAAACCTGTTGCCGTATCTGGAGAGCAAGAAGCCGGTCGCGGTCGACATGTCGTTCGCCGGCGTCGGTCACCTGATGATCGAGGGGGTCACGCACGGCCGCGACGCGCTGGACGGGATGATCGAGGGCGGCTTCGTGCCGTCCGGCGAGGAATTGCCGCCGATCGACGATGCGGAATGGTCCGAGGATGAGGGCGAGGCATGACGCAGGTCACCCGCCTGATCTCACCCGGGCCGATCGCCGACGCGTTCACGCGGTCGTCGGCGTTCATCGCGGGGATCATTGGCCCGGTGGGATCGGGCAAGACGATGGCGATGCTGTCGAAGGGGTTGCGCAACGGCGCGCTGCAGGGCGGCCGGCGCGACAAGAACGGCGTGATACGGCGCAAGGCACGGTTCGGCGTGATCCGCGAGAGCTACCCCAACCTGGAAGCGAATACGCTGAAGTCCTGGTTCAACATCGTGCCGGAACATTACGGCAAGTTCGGGTGGAAAGCGCCCTACGTCCACACGTTCCAGCAAATCCTGGGCACCGATAACGGCCGGCTGGACGGGCGCCCGACCGACGTGCTGGACATGGAAGTCGAGTTCCGCGCGATCGGCGACAAGTCGGTCGAGGAAGTGACCCGCGGATGGGAGGTGAACTGCGTCGGGGTGGACGAGGCCGATCTTCAGCCCGCCGACCTGATCAGCTTCCTGTCGGGCCGCGTCGGGCGGTTCAGCAACCTGGACGCCAGCCAGGTGCGCGAGCCGCAAATCCTGCTCAGCCTGAACATGCCGTACATGGACAACTGGGCGTACAAGATGCTGGTGGAACGCGAACTGGGCGACCTGGACCCGGAGCGCGACCCGGAACTGGCGGCGGCGCTGGAAGGGCGACCGCTGATGGAGGCGTTCATCCAGCCGGGGGGGCGCGACCCGGCGGCGGAGAATTTGCACAATCTGCGCGGCGGGCGCGGTTACTACGCGATCCAGGTCGCGGTGAACAAGCACAAGCCCGGCTATGTCGACCGGATGGTCGACAACAAGCCGGTGCCGATGCAGCACGGCCAGCCGGTCAACCCCGGCTTTTCGTTCACCGACCATGTGCGCGACGACCTGGAATACGACCCGCGCCGGACGCTGACGATCGGCGTCGACCAGGGGCTGTTCGCGGCGGCGGCGTTCACACAGCGCACCGCGATGGGGCAGCTGCGCACGCTGGCCGAAGCCGTCATGATGAAGGAAGACGGCAAGACGCTGCGCAAGATCGGCCCGACGGCGTTCGGGAAGATGGTGCGCGCGGTGCTGGACCAGCATTTCCCCGACGTCGACGAAACGTCGGTCCGCGTGGTCGCCGATCCGGCGGCGTTCGCGAGCGATGAGCGCGAGGACAGCGAGCTGGACTGGATCCTGCCGTTCCAGAAGGCGCTGGGGATCAAGGTGCGGCGCGCAAAGACGAACAGCGCGGCGATCCGCAATGCCGCGATCCACAAGGCGCAGGACGAACGCGGCGGCTATGCGATCCACCGGCGGTGCAAGCACCTGATCCGCGCGCACCTGGGCGGGTATCATTACCGCAAGTCGGACACCGGCGAGGGCGAGACCAAAGGCCACCTGGAGATCGCCGACACGATCTACACCCACGTCGCCGATGCCGAGCAGTACGCCGCGCTGGAGGGCGAGGGCGTCGTGTCCGACATCCGCGGCAAGCAACGCCGGCGCGCGCCGGTGAAGGTCGACGGCAGCTACAACGAACTGGGAGGATATTGATGGCCCTGCTGAAACCCCTTGGCCAGATCATCTCCGCGCCGCTGAAGGCGCTGGGGATCATCTCGACCCCGGGCAAGGCGCCGACCGCGCTGCCCGCCCCCACGCGCGACGATGCGGCCGCCCAGATCGCGGCCGACGACGCCATCCGCAAGCGCCGGGGCGGCGCGGCGGACATCATCACCGGAGCGACGGGCGCCGAGGCGTCGCTGACCGGTGGCAAGCTGACCCTCGGAAGCTGAAAGGATCGACGATGAGCGAGACGGAAACGATGACGCGCGAGCAGCAGCTTGCCGAGGAGTTCAAGGCGGGGCTGTCGCCCGACGACGCGCCGCAACTGGCGAAGCGTGTGGCGGACCTGGAAGCCGAGCGCGACGCCGCGATCGAGCGGGCGGAGAAGGCCGAGAGGGCGCGCGATCGGGCCAAGGCGAAGGTGAGCGCGGGCGAGGCGCCGGCGAAGCTGCGCAAGATCGCGGCGGGCGACGATACGGTGACGGATATCGCCGCGGCGATCGCGGCGGCCGACAAGGTCGAGATCGTCCTGTCGGACGGCACGCGCGAGATCGACGGCGTCGATCCGTTCGTGGTCGAAGGCGAGGCGTGGAAGCCGACGCCGAACGGGTTGATGCTGTCGGTGCCGCTGGACCTGTACGGGCCGGGCAGCGGCAAGCCGGCGTATCGCATCGAGGGGTACGCGCTGATGCTGGACGGCAAGCAGGTGGCGTATCGCCAGCGCCCCGATCCGATCACCGTCGTGCCGGGGCACACGTACAAGATCGAAGACGACATCATCTTCTGAACGACTGAACGGGGTGCGTTCCGGCGCGCCCCGTCATCCCAGCGGGGGCAGGAATGGCGGACGACAAGCTGCAGGACGATAGCCTGGTCAAGGCGCATCTGCGCAATCACGAGCGGCTGGCGATGCTGCGCGCGCCGTGGGAAAGCGTGTGGCAGGAAATCGACGAGCGCGTGAACCCGCTGGGGGGCGGCGGCTGGAACAAGACGACGCAGCAGGTGCGCGGCGCGGGGAATTTCGACGTCACCGCGGTGGAGAGCCTGGACCGGTTCGGCGCGGCGATGGCGGCGATCACGGTGCCGTTCCAGACGCAATACATCCGCCCGCGGTTCGCGGACAAGGACCTGGACAAGTTGCCGTCGGTGCGGCGCTGGTGCGAGCGCGCGGGCGACCGGCTGTATGCGATCCGCTATGCCCCGCACACCGGGTTCCGCGTCCAGTCGGGCGAGGACATGCGCCAGCTGGGCAGTTACGGCACCGGGCCGCTGTGGTCGGGCGAGCGCAAGGGCGTGGGGCTGTTCTACAAGTCGCTGCACCTGTCGGAATGCTATTTCGACGAGGATTTTTCGGGCCAGATCGACACCGTCCACCGGCGGTACGAGCGCAGCGCGCGCCAGCTGGAACAGGAATTCGGGCGCGACGCGCTGACCCCGAAGATGCGGGAGGCGCTGGAGAAGAACCAGCTCGACACGAAATTCGAGATCCTGCACGTCGTGTGCCCGAACGGCGACCTGCAGCCCGGCGTGATGGACCGGCGCGGGATGCCGGTGGACAGCATCCATATCGCGATCGCGGAGAAGGTGATCCTGCGCCGCAGCGGCTTCCATTCGATGCCGATCAGCGTCTCGCGGCACGTCACCGGGCCGGGCGACATCTATGGCCGGTCGCCGGCGGTGAAGGTGCTGCCCACGATCAAGGGCGTCAACGCGATGCAGCAGACGCTGTTGCGATCGGCGCACAAGCTGGTCGACCCGGCGCTGGCGTTCTACGACGACGACGGGATCACCAGCCTGGTGACCAAGCCGGGCGGCGCCAATCCGGGATTGGTGGGGCCGCGCGGCGAATTGCTGGTGCAGCCGATGCCGACGGGGTCGCAGTTGCCGATCGGGCTGGAGATGGTGGAGCAGGAACGCGCGGTGATCCGCACCGCGTTCCTGGAGGATTTCTTCAAGATCCTGACCGATCCGGGCGACCGGATGACCGCGACGCAGGTGCTGGAGATGGTCGCGAAACAGGGCGTGCTGGTCGCGCCCTATGCCGGCCGCTACGAAACCGAGAAGCAGAACCCGGTGACGCAGCGCGACCTGGAGCTGGCGATGCGCGCGGGGCAGGTGGAGACATTCCCGCCGGAGGTGCTGGAGGCCGGCGCCTGGCCGATGATCGATTACGACAATCCGCTGTCGCGGATGGCGCGTGCCGAGGAGGCGGCGGGGCTGACGCGGTGGATCGAGGCGATGACGCCGATGGCGCAGGTCGATCCCGGCGTGTTCGACCATATCGACACCGACACCGCGGCGCCGGGGCTGGCCGACGTGCTGGGCGTGCGGCCGAGCTGGATCGCGACCCCGGACAAGGTGGCGCAGAAGCGCCAGGCGCGCGAGCAGGCCAATGCCAGCGCGGCGGGCGTCGACCAGCTGGCGACCGGCGCGGGCGCGTATCTGGATATCGCCAAGGCCAATCAGATCGCGGAGGCGGCGTGAGCGAGCAGGAAAACCGGCTCGCCCGGCAGGTGGCGCGCGTGATGCTGTTCGAGCAGGCGGCGCGTTACCTGGGCGGGCATGAGGCGCTGGCGGCGGCGCTGGGCATCCAGGTGCGGTCGCTGCGCGCGAAGTTCAGCGCCGATCGCGGCGTGTCGGACGCGGACCTGCGCGTCGCGGCGGCGGCGATGGACGCGCGTGTCGAGGAGATCGCGGCGAAGGCGGCGAAGATCCGGGAGATGATCGCGTGAATGCGGCCGAGCGCAACCGGCGGCGGCAGCGGATCGTGGACCTGTCGCGGGTGTGGAAAGCGATGCTGGTGGCGGGCGGCCGGTGGCAGCGGGTCACGGCGTGGCTGCTGGCGGCGATCGGGCTGACCGGGCGGGCGTATCGGCGGGTGTTCATGCCCGACGGACAGCTGGGGGTGAGCCGCCAGCACGTTCTGGCGGACCTGCGCGACTTCACGTTCGGGACGCGCAGCACGTTCGACCCCGATCCGCTGGTGATGGCGCGGCGCGAAGGGCGGCGCGACGTGTGGCTGCGGCTGACCAATTTCCT